CCCTTCTTCTTATAGTTCTGGGCGGATTGCTTTGTCGTTGTCGTTGTCTGTTCATAATTTAAATTCAATAATTCAAATTTCTCATGGCTATAATTGTCATATATCGGACACTCAACTTGACTCATCATTTCTACCTTTAGGTATTCGAAAATGTATTTTGAGTAATAGTCAATTGCATCTGCATGACAATTGGATAATATAACCGGAACGTCAATGGGGGATAAATCTAACTTATTATCCAAATAGTTTTCTATTGCTATTTGATCCTCTACCATCAACCCAAATTTTCTTTGAACCAACAACCTCGTCTGCGGACCTACTTCTTTATCAGGTATCTTTGACTGATAAATAGCATACATGTTATGAAAAATTTCTTTTTCATATTGATTCATGTCGCCCAAATCAAACCTGAAATCTTCAGTCATACGAAGACCGTATTTACCTAAACTAGAGAGGACAGGACATCCAGGATACTGATATGCCAAAGATAACGCTTTTGAGCGCAAAAGTTCTTTCTTCTTTTTATCCTTGGCATCAGCATATTGCCTTGTTGTCCATCCAAAATCCAATAATGACGAAATAGGATCAGTGACATTAATCATTTCAGACTCATCTGCAATAATGCCACAAAATGATCCCTCAGTGAGGGACTCATATTCATCTATTTTTATGATCAATCCGATTTCCGCGAAGTCTTTAGCTGTAGGAGTATCACCATAAAAAGTGAATATCCCATCATCACCTTCAACACGGCTACGCAAGCTTTCCATTCGTGTTTCTTCAGCTATGAACATCATTGCCATAAGATTGGCAAAAGAATTACCTAATGATGTGCACATTTCGCCGGACATTCGCGTTGCATCAACCACCATCGTAAATTTATTTCTAAATTGACAGTGGTTTTTGCCAGAGAGAGCATGCGATACAATTTTGTACCATTCCTGATCTTCAATCTCTGTCGTCATATATTGATACAACTGAAACTCAACTGTTTCCATAAACTCTTTGGTAAACAATGCTTCAAATGCTGTATAATCTGTCCCAATTATTTTAGCATTCTCTTGAGTCAGTTCTCTCTTTATTTCCTCCGCACGCTGGTCTACTGGCGTATGTTTAATGAAATATTCTTTAGCAAACAATTCTTTTTCAATTAATTTAAAAATCGGACCAACCCGAACTTTAAAAGCATCTGCCCGTGAGTTAATGGCACGAGCTGGCTTATAAGTTGGGTAAGTCTCATCTTTT